GCAGAATCCTGTGCTGATGGCAGGAGAGCCTGGCCTTGAAACTCAGACCGGCAATCTGAAGATTGGTGACGGCAGGACAGCGTGGAATATGCTGCCGTACTTCAGCAGTCCTGCGAACTGGGCATCGTTCTGGGATACAACGTCGCAGACCGCTACAGCTAATACGCCGACGACGATCCTGCTGCGCAAGAACGATTTAGACAACCGTGGTATTAATGTAATCTCCAATAGCCGGATCACGGTCGATCATCCGGGGATCTACAGCTTCACCTTCTCGATTCAGTTCAGCAATACCGATGTGCAGATCCACGACATCAATGTGTGGCTGCGCAAGAACGACAGCGGCGCTAGTGGCGACGTAGCTGATAGCGATAGCAAGTTCAGCATCATCGCCAGCCATGGCGGCACCGCTGGCAACGTGATCGGGACGGTGAACTTCATCCTCAAGCTGGCGGCGGCGGACTATATCGAGCTGATCTGGGCGACCAGCAACGCCAACGCATATATTCACGCCGAGGCCGCGGCGACCAGTCCGTTCGCCCATCCGGGGATTCCGGGCATCATTTGCACAGTGGTGCAGGTGGCATCGGCATGACAACGAAGCGCGAGTCGATCCTGGCTGGCATCCGGACGGCGCTGACGGGCACCACTGGCGTGAGTACAAGGATCTACCGCAGCAGGGTGGAGCCGCTGGCTAGGGGCGAGCTGCCGGCGATCGTGGTCGAGCCGATCAACGATGTGTGCGTGCAGTTGACCAGCACGCCAACGCTGGACTGGACGCTCACGGTGCGCATTGCGGTGATCGTGCGCGGCAACATCCCAGATCAGGTGGCTGATCCGATCGTGGAGAGTTTGCACGCGAAGGTGATGGCAGATCTAACGGTCGGAGGCCATGCCTACGACGTACAGCCGACTGGTGTGAGCTTTGATATGCAGGAGGCCGACCAGCCATCTGGCGTGATCTCCTGCGACTACGTTGTGAAGTATCGGACCCGTGTCGCTAATTTGGCGCAGAGTCCGTAGTAGCTACGATGATGGACGAACACAAAGGCCAGGGCGGCAGCTATCTGGTCGACAAGAAAACCGGCAAGCGAAAGCTCATCGAGCGAACTCAGCCGGCTCCCCATCCCCAACCTGAGGTAGCCACCGATGGCATCAGTTCTGACGCGCCGGCGCCTGATCCTGGCGAAGATTGAAAGCACCTACGGCACTGACTCGAGTCCGACCGGCTCGAGCAATGCCATTCTCGTGCGCAACCTTGAGATCCAGCCGCTGGTTGCTGAGACTGTGAACCGCGATCTGGTTCGCCCTTACATGGGGCAAGCCGATCAACTGCTGGCTCAGACTCGCGTCGAGGTGACCTTTGAGGTCGAGCTGGCTGGCTCCGGTACCGCTGGCACCGCTCCGGCCTATGGTCCGGTGCTGCGTAGCTGCGGCCTGTCTGAGACGCTGGTGACCAGCACCAGCGCCACCTACGCGCCCGAGAGCAGCGGCTTCGAGAGCTGCACTATCCACTACCACGAGGATGGCATCCGCCACAAGCTGACCGGCTGCCGCGGCACCTTCGAGATCAACGGCGAGGTGGGTCAGATCCCCGTGATCAGCTTCACCATGACGGGCATCTACAACGCCCCGACCGATGAAACGCTGCCCACCCCGACCTACGCCAACCAGGCCACCCCGCTGATTTTCAAGCAGGGCAACACCACCAACTTCAGCGCCTTCTCCTACAGCGGCTGCCTGCAGAGCTACAACTTCAGCATGGCCAACGACGTGATCTATCGCGAGCTGGTTGGCTGCGCGAAGGAGATCATGATCACCAACCGGGCGCCCAGCGGCACCATCGTGATCGAAGCTCCGACCATCACGGCCAAGGACTTCTTCACGATCGCTACCGGCAGCAGCACCGGCAGCATCACCTTCCAGCACGGCACCACCGCTGGCAACATCGCCACGGTGACCACTGCCCAGTCCGATCTGGGCAACCTGACCTATTCGGATCAGGATGGCGTGCAGATGCTGAACATGCCGTTTATTGCGGTTCCGACCAGTTCAGGCAATGATGAGTTCAGTCTCGTCTACACCTGATCTTGGCTTTTGTTCTTAAGCAGTCGGACACCTACTCGTGGCCGATCGCATTTGATATCCCCGTTGATGGTGGCCGTATGCAACGGCAGACCTTCGACGGGGAGTTTCGTCGGTTGAGTCAATCCCGCATCACGGAGATCGGCGCCCAGATCAAGACCGAAGAGATCACCGACGCTGATCTCGCAGCCGAGGTACTGGTCGGCTGGTCTGGTGTGACCGATGGCGATGGAAAGGATGTGCCCTTCAGCCAGAAGGCGCTGGAGCAGTTGCTCGATGTGCCGATGCTTGCGAGCGCCATCACGGTGGCCTACTTCGAGAGTCTGCAGGGAGCCAAGCGAAAAAACTGATCGAGGCCGCTGAGCATTGGGCAGGCGGTGGCGTTGTAGACGAAACCGCCGACGATGCCGCGGCCTTCGGCTTCGACCTGCCGGATCTGCCGCCGCCACCGGATGAAGACTTCGGGATCCTGCCGGAAAACTGGCCAGTGGTTGAAATGTTCCTGCGAGTCCAGACGCAGTGGCGCACCACGATGAGTGGCGTGATCGGATTGGACTATGCAGCGGTGCGTTGGCTGTTTAAGCTGTACGACGTAGAGGAACCGCGTGCGCTGCTGGAGGATCTTCAGGTGATGGAGGCCGCAGCGATGACGGTGATCAATAAGCAGGGGGCATAGCCATGGCGATGAACATGGAGGCGCTGCTGAAGATCACGGCCAGCGTTGCAGGTGAGAACAATATTCGGCGCCTTGGCAACTCCATGCAAGGCTTGGAGGGGCGTATTAAGAACGCCAGCCTGGCGACCAACCTGCTCTACACCGGCCTCAAGAGTCTGGCCGCTGTGGCAGTGACGGGTGGTGTGGTCGCGATGGCGAAGTCCGCGATCGACTTGGCCGACAACATGCGCGACCTGTCACAGCGCACTGGCGTTGGCATTGAGACGCTGGGGCAGTTCAAGGTGGCAGCGGAGCTGTCTGGCACCAGCCTCGAGGGTGTAGCGAATGGACTGAAATTCCTTAATAAAAACCTAGTGGCTGCTGCCACAGGAGGCGAAGGCGCGGCCGCAGCCTTTAGGACGATTGGCGTCGCCACTACTGAGGCAGATGGGACGCTGCGCAAGGCCGACAAAGTGTTCTTAGACATTGCCGATCAATTTGCGCGGATGCGCGAAGGTCCAGAGAAAGCTGCCTTGGCAATGAAAGTCCTCGGCAAAGCTGGTGATGAATTGATTCCAATCCTGAACCTAGGCAGCAAGGAGATCCAACGCTTCGGCCTCGGCATTGGTCCTGACTTCGCCAACAAGGCTGATGCGTTCAATGATCAGCTAGCTCTGATGAAGGCACAGACCACTGTGCTCACCGTGCAGATCGGTTCAGCGTTGCTGCCGGTGATGAGTGGGTTGGTGAGCGTGGTCACGCAGGCGATCACCTTCGTGGGCAATCTTGCAGGTGAGTTCTACAAAGCGATCGGCGGCGCAGCAGGACTGCAACAGGTGGCTGCTGGATTGATCAAGACGATGGTGGTGCTCGGCGGTGTGACTGCTGGCGTCTTTATCGCGACCAATATCACGACCTTTGCGACTGCGCTGCGAGGTGTGCTCGGCGTAATGCGCGGCATGTTGGTGCTTGAGCGGGCAATGCTTGCAGTGCAAACAGCACGCGCAGCGGTGCTCAGCTTGATCGCTGGCCTGCAAACTCCTGGACCTGCACAGGCGAAGGCTGTTGGCTTGGTCACTGGTGGCGCTGTTGGGGTCGGATTAGCTGTTGGCCTCAGCAAGTTGATTGACGACATCACCAAGAAGATCGGCACTAGCTTGCAGGGCGCCATGACGATGCCAAACATCCCGACACCCCCACCCGGCACAACGCCAGATCTGAGTGGTTTGCGCACAGGCGCTGGCGCGAAGCCGAAGAAAGCAGAGGAGATGAGCCAGAAGCTGTATCAGCTTGAGCTAGATCTGCTTGAGGCGCAGCGGAAGGAGAACGAAACGCAGGTCGCTTCGATTAAGTACGAGATCGCTCAGCAAAAGTTTGCGGAGAGCAAGCTGAAGAACCGCAATGATCTACTAGAGCTAGCCAAGGCCGAGCGGCAATACATGGAAGACATTGCCGACATAGCGACGAAGACGGGTGCCGCTGTTGCGCAAGACTTTATTAAGCGCAACCAACTGCAGGAGGATTACAAGCGCACTGTGGAGGAGCTGCAGATCAAGGCTGGCCTGATCACTGGCGACAAGCTCAAGCAGGTCGAGATCGATCGCGAACTGCAAACGATCCTCGAGCGCCTGCCTGGTCTGACTCAGGCGCAGATCGACAAGCTGAAGGAGCTGGTGGCTGCCAGTAAGCAGGTGAAGGATGGCTTCGGAGACACCTTCGGAGAAAGTCTTAGGCAGTATTACGACAGCCTCAAGAACTTCGGCGGACAGGTTGCCGATTCAGTCAAGGGCGCCTTCCAAGGTTTGGAGGATCAACTGACCAGCTTCGTCACCACCGGCAAGGCGAACTTCACCGATCTGGCCAACAGCATCATCGCCGACATTGCTCGCATTGCGATCCGGCAGGCCATCATCAGACCGCTGGTGGGCGGCATCTTCGATATCTTCAATATCAAGCCGAGCGCCATGGGCAACGTCTTCGCCCAGAACGGCATCCAGAAGTTTGCCCGTGGCGGCATCGTCGACAAGCCGACGATGTTCCCCTTCGCCAATGGCATCGGCCTGATGGGCGAGGCCGGACCTGAGGCGATCATGCCGCTACGCCGTGGCCGTGATGGCCGCCTCGGCGTGCAGGCCGCTAATGGCGGTGGCGCGGTAAGCGTGGTGGTGAATGTTGACGCCAGCGGCACCAGCGTTCAAGGTGATAACGCCAAGGGCGCCGAGTTCGGCCGGGCAATCAGCGAAGCCGTCAAGAATGAGATCGTGATTCAGAAGCGCCCAGGAGGCTTGCTCAACTAATGGCCACCTTCACCTACACGCCCAGCTTCGAGGCCACTGAGATCAGCAAGCCGCGGGTGGTCACATTCGAGGCAGGTGATGGCTACCAGCATCGCGTCGGCTTCGGCCTGCACCGCAATGGCAAGGAGTGGCAACTCAACTTCCTAAACCGCACCGACACCGAGCGCGACAACATCACGGCCTTCTTAGATGCCCGAGCTGGCGTCGAGAGCTTTGACTGGACACCACCCAGCGGCACTGCTGGCAAGTACATCTGCAGGGAGTGGCAGACCACGCTGCGCTCCTGCAACTTCAACAACATCACCGCCACCTTCATCGAGGTGTTCGAGCCGTAGCCATGGCGATACCTGTCTCAGAGCTACAAAAGATCGCGCCGAGCAGCATCATCGAGCTATTCGAGCTGCAACTTGTCACTGCTCTGCATGGCAGCAACACGATCTACCGCTTCCACGCTGGCAGCAACATGAACGCCAACGGCGAGCTGGTCTGGAATAGCAACAGCTATCAGCGGTTCCCGGTCGAGGCCGAGGGATTTGAATACACAGGCACGGGCAGCCTGCCACGCCCGAAGATCAAGGTGAGCAACATCCTTGGCAGCATCAGCACTATCTTGGCAACGGTCAACACAACCACCGCTGGCAACGATCTGACAGGGGCAACGTTGACCAGGATCCGCACGATGGCGCGCTACATCGATGGCGCTAATTTCACCGGCGGCACCAACCCATACGGCACGCCCGACCCGACCGCTGAGTTCCCGCGGGAGGTCTACAAGATCGCGCGCAAATCGTCTGAGAGCCGGCAGGTGGTCGAGTTCGAGCTGGCCGCGGCGTTCGACTTGGTTGGTGTGCGGGCGCCTAAGCGGCAATGCATCGCCAACATCTGCCAATGGGTCTACCGCTCGACCGAGTGCGGCTACACCGGCAGCAACTATTGGGACGCCAACGACAACTCGGTCGGCACGCTCGCAGCAGATGTATGCGGCAAGCGCTTGAGCAGTTGTAAGTTGCGCTTCGGGGCAACTTCTGAGCTGCCCTATGGCAGCTTCCCTGGTATCGGCGCCTACACCGTATGAGCTGGAAAGATGACGCGCTCAAGCACGCTCAGGAGGAGGATCCTCGTGAGGCTTGCGGCTTGGTGGTGGTCATCAAAGGCCGTCGCCGCTATTGGCCTTGCAGCAATCTGGATCAAGACGGCACACAGTTTGTCCTCTCTCCTGATGACTACGCCGCTGCGGAGGATGCTGGCGAGATCGAGGCCGTGTTCCATAGCCATCCGATCACACCACCGGAACCAAGCCAGCCGGATCTGATCAGCATCGAAGCCACTGGCCTGCCGTGGTACATCGTCAATCCGAAGACCGAGGCTTGGTCAGAGACGCACCCCAGCGGCTACAAGGCGCCGCTCATCGGGCGGAGCTGGGTGTGGGATGTGAGCGACTGCTGGACGCTGGTGCGGGACTGGTACGGCGAACATGGCATCGATCTGCCGGATTGGGATCGACCGGCCACCCATGCAGATTTTGAGTCGCAGCCGCTATTTGATGGCTTCTGGAAGGATGCTGGCTTTTATCAACTGCCGGAGGAGGAGCCGCTGCAGTTTGGCGATGGCCTGCTGATGAACATCGAAGGTCGCGGCCTCAATCATTGCGGCGTGTATATCGGTGATCAGTTGGTGCTGCACCATCTCCGCGGGCGCCTCTCGAGCCGTGATCTGTACGGTGGCTGGCTGCAAAATTGCACCGGCCGTAGACTCCGCCATCGTGACGCCGATAAACTGACCGAAGGCTGAGAACTGCCATGCTGCGCGAGATCCGAGTGTATGGGCAGCTGGCCAAGTTCCTCGGACGGCGCAAGTTCATGGCGGCCGTTGATAGTGCAGCAGAGGCGATCCGATTCCTGCTGGCCAACTATCCGCAGGTCGAGCGGCACATGTGCCAAGAGGCGCGCCACTATCGCGTGATGGTTGGTGATCATGCCGTAGGAATGGAGGAGCTGCATGGTCCGGCTGGTAGCAATGCGATCAAGATCGTGCCGGTGACCGGTGGAGCTGGTGGCGGCGTGGGGCAGATCATTGCAGGTGTCGCGTTGGTCGCTGCTGCAATCTTCATCCCTGGTCTCGGCCTCGGTCTTGCTGGTGCCACCGTCACCAAGATCGGTCTGCTCGGCGGTGCGCTGATCCTCGGCGGTATCTCGCAAGCACTGACGCCAACGCCAACGCTGGCAGCATCCAGCACCTACAGCGGACCCCAGGGGACCACCAACACCGAAATGGATCCGCAGAAGTCCTACAGCTTCAGCGGGATCCAGAACACCAGCCGGGCAGGTGTGCCGCTGCCCCTAGCGTTCGGTGAAGTGATCTGCGGCTCCGTGGTGATCTCGGCCGGCATCGACACCGTACAGATAGAAGCATGAGCGAGCTGATCCGTGGTGCAGGTGGTGGTGGCGGAGGCGGCGGCGGTACAACCGTTGTCCAGCAGACCGTTGTCGCGCCAACTCGGACGCCAGTTCGCGATCCAGACACGCTGGCCTCGAAGCAATACGCGACGTTCGTTGACCTGCTGAGTGAAGGCGAGATCGAAGGCTTCCCATCGGCTGCGGCCTACACCCGCGGCACTGATGACTACAACCGGGCACTTCTTAAGGATGTATTCCTGAACGGCACGCAGATCCTGCGGCAGGGCGCTGATGCGACCAATCCGCAATCTGCCGACTACAACTTCCAGAATGTCACCCTGCAGGCTCGCTACGGCACGCAGGCGCAGACCTACATCCCCGGCTTCTCCGATATTGAGCGAGAAACCAGCGTGCAGGTAAAGGTCGAGCAGGCTACGCCGATCACGCGCACCATCACCGACACTACGGTCGACGCTGTTCGAGTCACCATCACGGTGCCGCGACTTGAGCAATACACCGATGAGGGTGATGTAAAGGGCACCAGCATCAACCTGCAGATCCGCGTGCAATACAACGGTGGCGGCTACACCACCGTGATCGACGACACGATCGCAGGCCGCACCGCTGATCAATATCAGAAGGACTACAAGATCAGCTTCACCGGCTCCTTCCCGGTTGATGTGCGCGTGGTGCGCATCACGGCTGACAGCCTCGACACCAACCTGCTCAACGACTTCTACTGGTCGAGCTATACCGAGATCACTGAGCAGAAACTGAAATATCCCAACAGCGCCCTGGTTGCGATGCGCCTGGATGCTGAGCAGTTCAGCAGCATCCCCAGCCGCACCTATCGCGTCCGTGGGATGAAGGTGCAGATCCCGAGCAACGGGACTGTGGATCAGACCACCGGCGCCATCAGCTATGCCGGCGTATGGGATGGCACCTTCGGCGCTGCGGTCTGGACTTCAGATCCAGCTTGGATCCTCTACGCACTGCTCACGAACACGCGCTGGGGACTAGGTGATCACATCACCGCCAGCCAGCTCGACAAGTTCGCCTTCTACTCCGCCAGTCAGTACGCCTCGGCCAGCGTCGACGATGGCTTCGGAGGCACCGAACCGCGCTTCTCCTGCAATGCCCTGATTCAGAACCAAGAGGAGGCTTACAAGCTGATCAACGATCTGTGCTCCGTGATGCGGGTGATGCCGTACTGGAGCACCGGCGCACTGACCATCAGCCAGGACAAGCCAACCGATGCCAGCTACCTATTCACGCTGGCCAATGTCAGTGCTGATGGCTTCACCTACACCGGCTCAGATCTGAAGACCAGGCACACGGTCGCGATCGTCAGCTACCTCGATCTCGAGACGCAAGACATTGCCTACGAGGTGATGGAAGACCAAGAGGCGATCGCGAAGTATGGCGTGATCACCACCAATATCAAAGCCTTCGCCTGCACCAGCCGCGGCCAAGCTGCGCGCCTCGGTGAGTGGCTGCTCTATACCGAGCAGTACGAAACCGAGGTGGTCTCCTTCAAGACCTCCGTCGATGCCGGTGTGCTGGTTCGGCCAGGGCAGGTGATCGAGATCGCCGATCCGGTGAAGGCTGGTGTGCGCCGCGGTGGCCGGATCGCAGCAGCCACCACCACCGTGATCACGGTCGACGACACCGCCGAGACTGATCTGGTCACCACTGGCAGCGCGACGCTATCGGTGATTCTTCCTGATGGCACCGTCGAGACCAAGGCGATCAGCGGCATCGCTGGCGCGAACATCACCGTCGCCTCGGCGTTCAGCACTGCACCGAACGCAAACAGCATCTGGGTGCTGAGCAACAGCAATGTCGAGACCAGCACTTGGCGCGTGCTGACGATCAGCGAGATCGATCGCATTCAGTATGAAGTCACCGCGATCGCGTACAACGCCAGTAAATACAACTATGTCGAGCGTGGCTTTAAGCTGCAGACGCGCGACATCACGCAGCTCAACGAACCACGGCCGGCGCCGATCAACCTCTCGGCTAGCGAGACGATCTACGAAAGCAATGGCCAGGTGCGCGTGAAGCTCATCGTGAGCTGGAGCGCAGTGGTCGGCGTGTCTGAATATCAGGTCCAGTGGCGCGCTGTGAATGGCAACTGGACGACGGTCAGCGTGCCGCGTACTGATTACGAGATCCTCGACACCACTGCGCAGACCTACGAGATCCGGGTCTACAGCCTCAACGGTGCGCGCACTCCCAGCACTTCACCGGCATCACTGAGCTTCGCTGCAGTCGGCAAAACTGCAGTGCCGGGCAATGTGCAGAACCTCACCTTCGAGGCAATCAGCGCCAACTCCGGCCGCCTGCGGTGGAATCCAACCGTTGATCTCGACGTGAAGATCGGTGGTCGCGTCCACATCCGGCACAGCAACCTGACCGATGGCACCGCCACCTGGGCGAACAGTGTCGACCTAGTGGAGGCCAAGGCCGGTAGCGCCACCGAGGCGATCATCCCGCTAGTGGAAGGCGAGGTGTTGGTCAAGTTTGAGGACGATGGCGGCCGCCAATCAGCAACCGAGACCAGCGTGATCGTGGACCTGCCCGACACATTGGGCAACCTGCTGGTGCAGTCACGCCGCGAAGATGCGGACACGCCGCCCTTCCAAGGCAGCAAGACGGACGTGTTCTACAGCGACGAATACGACGCGCTCACGTTGGATGGCACCGTCGAGATCGATAGCATCATCGACTTCGACGCGATCACATCGTTCGACATTCTCGGCGATGTGGCCAGCAGCGGCACCTATCAGTTCAACAGCACGCTGGATCTTGGTTCTGCCTACAGCCTCGACCTGAAGCGCTTTTTCATCACCCGTGCCTACTTCCCATCGGACCTGATCGATAGCCGCACCGGAGAGGTCGATAACTGGGACGATTGGGATGGCACCGCCGCGGCTGGCGTCAATGCCAAGCTCTACCTGCGCAGCACCAGCGATAACCCCAGCGGATTGCCCACTTGGTCAAGCTGGCAGGAGTTCGTGAATGGCACGTTCAAGGCGCGCGGCTTCCAATTCAAGGCCGAGCTGACCAGCAACGACATTGCGCAGAACATCCTGATTGATGAACTGGGCTATGAGGCCACCTTCCAACGTCGACAGGAACAAAGCAATGGCAGCATTGCGAGCGGCGCTGGTGCCAAGTCGGTCACGTTCGACAAGCCGTTCTTCACTGGCACCGCTGCCTTGGGTGGCGTCAACAGCAGCCTGCCGAGCATAGGTATAACTGCTCAAAACCTAGCCACGGGCGACTACTTCGTGGTCACTGGCGTCAGTGGCACCGGCTTCACGGTCACGTTCAGGAACAGCGCAGGCACCGCTGTTGACCGGAACTTCGCATGGTCTGCCGTTGGATATGGCAAGGCGGCCTAGATTCTGCAAGAATGTAGGCATTGCCTAAGAGTCTGATGGCTCAGCACGACTATGTGATCGCCAACGGGACTGGCGCAGCGGTGCGCTCGGATCTCAACAATGCCTTGGCGGCGATCGTCAGCAATAACAGCGGAGCCACCGAACCGACCGCCACGTACGCCTACATGCCGTGGGCGGACACGGCGACTGGCCTCTACAAGATCCGCAATGGCGCGAACTCGGCATGGATAACTCTTTACCAGCTCGATGGTGAGTGGACAAACATTGCGCTTGAGGATGGGACAAACTCAGCTCCATCGCTTTATTTCAAGGGTAGTGGCACCGATACCGGCCTGTATTCCCCTGGCGCTGATCAAGTTGCGATTACCACTGGTGGTACGGCTCGCTTAACGGCTTCAACAACTGCAGTCACCTCAAGCCTTCCGGTTGCCTCGCCCCTTGGCAGTGTTGGTAGCCCCAGCCTGACGTTCACGGGCGATCTGGATACTGGTGTTTATAGCCCAGGCGCTAATCAAATTGCTGTTGCAACCAATGGCGTGCAGCGTGTCAATTTCAATGCCGCCACCGAAGTTGTCTTTAACGAAGACGGTGCCGACGTTGATTTCAGAATTGAGGGCGACACGAAAGCAAATCTGCTCAAGGTCGATGCTGGAACTGATGCCGTCAGCATTGATGGCGCGTTTTCAGTTACTGGTGATGCAACTGTCGGCAGCCTTAACGGTGGGGCGCTCAGTGGTGCCAGGAACCGCATCATCAACGGCGACATGCGGATTGATGCCAGGAACGCTGGGGCGAGTGTTGGTGGCACGCTGGGATACATCACTGATCGCTGGGCTTGCTTTGTTTCTCAGGCAAGCAAACTCACGGGTCAGCAAAATGCAGGCTCGGTGACGCCACCTTCCGGTTTCACAAACTATCTCGGCTTTACTTCGGCAAGCGCCTATACATCCCTGTCTGGCGACTACTTTTTTGTCACGCAGCGGATTGAAGGGTTCAACGTCGCAGACTTGGCTTGGGGCACCGCAAGCGCCGTTTCAGTCACGCTTTCGTTTCGGGTCTACAGCTCATTGACTGGAACTTTTAGTGGTTCGCTTACCAACAGCGCAGAGACAAGAAGTTATCCCTTTAACTACAGCATTAGCTCTGCAAACACCTGGACAACCATCTCGGTCACTATCCCCGGCGACACCACCGGCACTTGGCTTACAAACAACGGCATTGGCATCGGCGTCAAATTCAACTTGGGTTCCGGCTCAAGCCGATTAGGCACAGCAGGTTCTTGGAGTGGATCTCTATTTGACGGAGCGACTGGCTCTGTCTCCGTCGTCGGCACCAACGGCGCCACCTTTTACATCACCGGCGTGCAGGTTGAATCCGGCTCCACGGCAACACCGTTTGAGCGCAGGAGCTACGGGCAGGAGCTGGCGTTGTGTCAGAGGTATTACTTCAAAGGCACCTACATGACCTCAGGGACTTCAAGTGCTACGCCTTGGTTTTTCAAGGCAACAATGAGAGCAACGCCAACCTGCACACCAGAGGCAGGATCAACATTTGGCACGGCTTATCCTGATTTTGTCTTAGTAAACGCCTTGGCTGCAGCTTATTGGACTGGCCAAGCATCAGCGGAGCTTTGATCATGTACCAGCTTATTTCTCCCGTCTACGAAGATGTACGCAAAAACAGGGTGCTACGCATTGATGACGGCGCTTACGTTCCCTTCGACCCCGCCAACACCGACTACCAGGCGTACCTGGCTTGGCTGGAAAAAGGCAACACCCCCGAGCCTGCACCCGAGCCCGAGCCAGTCCCCGAGCTAACGCCTGCTGAGAAACTTGCAGCCAGTGGCCTTACCGTAGAAGAACTTAAGCAGCTCCTCGGTCTGGACTGATGGCCATTTCCCCTGGCACTTACAACATCACGCTTCAGCGCCGGGCTGATTACAGCATCCAGCTGCAGTTCAAGGACAGCACCGACACCCCGATCAACCTAACCGGCTGGACCGCTGCCTCACAGGTCTGGAACCAAGACCGCACCACCAAATACGCCGACTTCACCGTCGCTTACACAAACCGCAGCACGGGAACGATTACCATTTCGCTCACCGACGAGCAAACCGCACTGTTCCCCAATGAGGCGTATTACGACGTACTACTAACCAACGGATCTGGCCTCAAGGAGTATTACCTGGAGGGTGTCATGTACGTGTCCGAGGGTTATACGGCATGACCACCGTCAACGTCAGCACGGTAACGAACACCGTCACGGTTACTGAAAACGGCAGCACCACTGTCGTCACAGTCCCGCAGACCTCAACGCTGACGGCGACTACGATTGGTCCTCAAGGTGCCACTGGCGCACAGGGTCCAGCCGCGACAGTTTCTGTTGGCACGGTCACCACAGGCGCCCCAGGCAGCAGCGCCACTGTCACCAACAGCGGCACAACTGGCGCCGCAATCCTCGACTTCACCATCCCCGCTGGATCAACTGGCGCGACGGGACCGCAGGGTGCAACAGGACCAGCCGGACCTACTGGACCTACTGGAGCAACTGGTGCCACCGGACCGCAGGGACCAAAAGGCGATACGGGGGATACCGGACCACAAGGACCGCAGGGGATTCAAGGGCTTAAAGGCGATACCGGCGCCACTGGAGCAACAGGCGCAACAGGACCTCAAGGACCACAGGGAGATCCTGGACCGACTGGTGCAACGGGCGCTACTGGTGCGACGGGTCCCCAAGGTCCAAAAGGCGATACAGGAGACACCGGACCGCAAGGACCGGCAGGTGCAACGGGCGCAACAGGTGCCACGGGTCCGCAGGGTGATCCCGGACCGACAGGAGCCACTGGTGCAACTGGCGCGACTGGACCTGCCGGAACCGACGGCAAAACCGTTCTTAATGGCAGCGGCGCACCTTCGTCTGGCCTTGGCGTTGACGGTGACTTCTACATCGACACCAGCGCCAACACGATCTACGGACCAAAGACTGCTGGCGCGTGGGGATCGCCGACAAGTTTGGTGGGTCCGCAAGGTGCAACAGGTGCCACAGGAGCCACGGGTGCAACAGGCGCTACGGGTGCAACAGGCGCGACGGGTCCGACTGGTGTGGTCGCTGCCACGGCACCGATTAGCTACGACAGCGGCACGCAAACCGTCAGCACCAGCATGACGACCGGCAGACTGTTGGGACGTTCAACTGCTGGAACTGGCGTTGCGGAGGAGATCACCATCGGTAGCGGCTTGAGCCTGTCTGCTGGTTCGTTATCTGCAACGGGCGGCGGCGGTGGAGCTAGTGCAAATTATCAAGAGTTCACCAGTAGCGGCACATGGACGAAGCCCAGTGGTGTGACAATGCTGTATGTCGAATGTATTGGCGGTGGCGGTGGCGGTGGATCAGGTCGGCGAGGTGCTACATCAACAAGTAGATCTGGCGGCGGCGGTGGAAGCGGCAACAAGTTCACAAGTCGATGGATGCCTGCCTCCTTAGCTGGTTCAACCGAAACGATTACAGTTGGATCTGGTGGTACGGGTGGTGCGTCAGTAACAACAGATGACACTGATGGAAATAATGGAAATGCTGGCGGTTCTTCTTCATTTGGTAGTTTGCTAATTTCGGTAGGTAGCAACTCCGGTAAGTCTGGCACTACAGGTGGTGGTACCGCTGGAACTACTGGAATTTATGGCGCAGCGGGAGCTTTATTTGGCGCCAATGGCGGTAGCGGTGGCACGCTTGGCGGTGGTTTTGGTGTTAGATCAAACTTTGGTCCTGGTGGCGGCGGTGGCGGCAGTGGCATTACATCCGCAAACGCAGTTAGTGCTGGTGGTACTGGCGGTCAAGGTTTTGGTGAACAAAAAAACTCCGGCAATAGCAGCACTGCAAGTGGCGGCGGAGCTGCTGCTGATACCAATGCAACAGGTTTTGGCGATGGTGGCGGAGGCGGTTCAAGTAGCTTGTCCGCTGCAGGTGGAAATGGCGGCAACGGTGCTTTCCCTGGCGGAGGAGGAGGTGGTGGAGCCGCCAGCCTTAATGGATTTAATTCCGGCAAAGGCGGAGACGGCGGCGCTGGCTACGTGAGGGTCTGGTCATGGTGATGCAGTACGCAATCCTCAACAGCGACGGTCGTTGCATTAACCGCGTTCTTTGGGACGGCAAATCCGACTGGCAACCACCCGAAGGCTGCACCGCAGTACCGGATCCCGATAACCTCCACCCGATCTATGTGGAACCGCAACCTGAACCTGCGCCCGATCCGCTGGCTACGTTGACGGATGAGCAAAAAGCAGCAATTCTGGCGTTGCTACAGAGTCAGTAATGGCGGTCAAAAGTAAAACCGGCACCGCTCGGATCGAGCATCAGCCGGGACCACCGAAGACCACGCGCCAGGGGTATGGACAACAGTCCCGCCCACGGCGCCGCGGGCGCAAGCCACTAAGGGGGCAAGGCCGCTAATGGATCGCGACACTCTCGAGAATTGGCGCAAGATTCGCGACCACCTCGAGCGTGTCGGGAAAACGGACAACCACTACTATCGGCGTGCGGTGGTTATCCTGCAGGGGAGGCCGGACCCATTCGATCGCTACGATGGATGGGATGGAAGCCGCAGCAATGGCTGAAGAACCACAGAGCGTTGGTGGCGTCTTCTCCGCCTCGCTGCCTACCGTCTTGGCTACTGGCATGGTCGCGATCGGCGGCCTGCTGATCTCGATGCAGATCCAGTCGGCACGGATCGAGGCCACGGTGGTGCAGATGGCCAAATCGATCGAAGAACTAAAGATCGACGCACGCACCGAGCTGGCTGATTTAGATAAGCGCGTGCGCGCACTGGAGCTTCAGCAGTAACTTGGGGATTCAGGCACTACTGCTATGTCCCCTGAAATCATTGCGATCATCGCGATCATCGTGGCCGCTGGCTCCGAAATCATCGCCGTCTCCCCGCTGAAGTCCAATAGTTGGATCCAGCTCCTCCTCCAAGCGCTGCGCATCATGTTCCCTAAGCGCCGCTGATCATGGCCAACACGGCACCGATCACTCTGCAGGCTCTGTTTCGGTACTACAAGGGACTCCCCCATCAGGCCGCGGCGATCAGCCTGCTCGAGCAGGATCTCGCCGCTAATGGGTACAAGCAGGCGATGCGGCGTGATCGGCCGTGGTTCGAGGCTTGGTCGCAGGACGGTAAGCAGATCGACCTATCGGCTGCGATCAACCTGATCAAGCAGTTCGAGGGCGTCCATCTCTCCGCCTACCCTGATCCGCTCAGCGGCGGCGATCCGTGGACGATCGGCTACGGCACCACCCGCTATAGCGGTGGCGTGCCGGTGAAGCGCGGCGACAAGATCAACGTGATCGAGGCCGACATGATGCTCCGCCTTGAGGTGGATCGCATCGCCGACAAGCTGGCCAGCACCATCCCGCACTGGAAGGTGATGGACGACAACCAGCGATCTGCGCTGGTGAGCTTCGCCTACAACCTCGGCGCTGGCTTTTTCGATTCGCCCGGATTCGAGACGATCACCAAGGTGTTGCGTGAGCAGGCATGGGACAAGGTGCCTGCCGCTATGGAGCTGTATCGCAACCCTGGCACCAACGTAGAGGCTGGCCTGCTGCGGCGCCGCAGAGCAGAGGGGGAGTTGTGGGGCGATCATCGGCCGAAGATGCAGCAGGAACCCGCCAGGCTGACGCCAGACTCATCGTTCAGCGCGCGGATCACACCGCACATTCGGCTGGGTGAGTTCGCGCTCGATCAGGAGGCGCGGCGCTTCGTCCATCAATATCAAGTGAACACTGCAGCAGAGCTGGCGGCGTTCCTCGAGCGGGTGCGGCAACGGTTCGGCGGCAAGAGCATCATCATCACCAGTGGCTTCAGGCCGGCAGCGATTAACGCGTCGGTGGGCGGTGCTGCCAACAGCGAGCACCTCTACTCAGCGCCTGGCGTCGGTGCAGTCGACTTTGTGGTCGATGGCGCTGACATGAAAGCTGTCGAGAAGTGGTGTGATGAGAATTGGCCATTCAGCCTCGGCTACGCTGCACCGGCGTTCTGCCATCTTGGGCGCCGCGCTGATGGGCAGCGCCGGCGCTGGGACTACACCTGATGCTTCTGCCTGATCATGAGATCTGCCGCCTGTGCAAGCAGGAGGCGATGGTCACTCCCTATGTCGAGGATCACCTGAACCCAGCCAGCCTGGACGTGACGCTGGGCGATCGGATCATGATCGAGGTGGCAGGCCACCCTGAGCTGCAGATCGTCGGCATCACCGGCCACACGCAGCAGGATCCGTTCTGGATTCAGCCGGGGGAGTGGTTCCTAGCGGAGACCAGGGAGATCTTCAACCTGCCCGATCACGTCGGTGCGCAGTTCGTTCTCAAGTCGAGTCGCGCACGCGAAGGCTGGGATCATGCTGAGGCCGGATGGTGCGATCCAGGTTGGTATGGCAGCAGGCTGACCATGGAGCTGAAGAATGGCCGCCGGATGCATCCACTGCCGATCTGGCCTGGCCTGCGCATCGGCCAAATGAAGTTCCTGCTGGTGAGCGGTCGACCGGACCGGAGCTATGCGCAGACTGGAAGATATAACGGAAATCTCGGGGTAACCGCCAGCAAGGGCTAGCGTTCGACGGGAGATCCTCTGAGCCTCAGCGGGACGGCTGAGGCTTTTTCATTGGATGCTGCAGCGGCGCCATCCGCAGGCGGTGGATGTTGCCTGGCGCTTCGGCCGGATCATCCAGCGGGATCATCGTGTAGTCGTCGCAGCCGTGCTGCTCCGCGAAGGTGGTGGCAGCGATGTGAGTGGTGAACGGTCCGATGTGCCACGGACCGATGCGGAGGATGTAAGTCATGGGTGGGATTCAAGTTCAGCAGCGATTTGCAGGATGCGCTGGCGAATAGCGTGATGAGCAGCAAACACGCCTGCATCTGCGTCGGTGTCGCCTAGCGGCGATTCCATGTGCAGCTCGGCAGCTATGGCGCGCAGGATCGCGGCAGTTGATGGTTCGGTCATGGTGGCGAGAGTAGGGCCGCAGAAGCGGCCCGGTAAAGATCAGGCGACCTTGTGATAGCCCTTAGCGGTGAGCTGCTGATAACGCTGACGAATCCGGCCAGTCCAATCAAAGCCACCACCTTGAGGCTCCCACTGGCCATCCTCGACAGCAAAGCGGGTCATCATCATCTGGTGGCCGCCGGCCTCGCAGAAGCGGACCAGCTCGGTGCCATCGGCGGAGATCAGGAAGTGGTTGGCGCGATCGGTGAGGGTGGGGAGGATCATCGGTCCGGTGCGTTGATGTGTGAACTATACCCCGCCGGCAGGGCACAGTGCCCCGGATGCAGGGCACGTTAACAAACTGTCACACAGGCTGATCAGGTCGCACCCGCTACCGTTTAACCAGCCGGGGCTACTGCCCATGCGGGCGTTCATCGTGGAGATCACCGCCAAGGTGCTGGTGCGCTCCGAAACCGATCCCGAGGAGCTGCCGGCTGACATTTACTCCCAGATCGCTGAGTTCCTGCCAAGCGACGAGGACATTCTCGACCTCGAGGTCTACGCCGTACCCCTGCCGCTCGATCTCAGTGGATCAGCACCACATTGATGAGACGCGCTTGGTCACACGGCGCTCCGCCCGTGATCAGATCCACCTCCGCTGGGGGTATAGATGCGCCTACTGCAACGATCCCCTTGGCCGTAGCCCCACCCTCGATCACGTTATCCCTAAGGTCCACGGCGGCCTGACGGTCCGCGAGAACCTGGTCTCCTGCTGCCTGATGTGCAACAGCCAGAAAGGCCACAAGCCATGGGTCGACTGGTATCGCGCTCAACCGTTCTGGTCGGCGCTCGGTGAATGGGCGATCGTGCAGTGGATCACCAGCCACTCAGAACATCGTCAGCCAGATGGTGGCGAGCAACATGCCGCCTAACCAAGTCATCCCGAACACGACCACCGGCGGGACGTTCATGGCCGCAGCATCTGATTGAGGTATATCTCCGCCTGGAAGAAGTCCGAGCTATACCGGCACACGCCACCGACGCAGCTCCGGTAATACACCTCACCCTTCTCCGCTGGCAGCAGCGTCTCGATATAACCGCCGTCGCGATCATCCCGGCTGATTACTTCAGGTCCGAACATTGCCGTGCCTCCTCTCGGTGAATCCATGTTTTAAGGTCCGCCACATAGTCACGCAGTACCTGCGCCTGCTGGAGGTGCCATCCATCGCCCGATGCAAACCACAGGCGGTTGTGCCTGTCGATTGCCTGCAGCGATTGATGGATGAGCACATTCCACGGCTCACGGATAGGCGTGTTGAACTCACGCTTGGACACGGCGACCTGGCGGCCTCTATCAGTCTGCCGCCGGTAATGCCCGCAGGAAGAAGTCACAGCTCGCGGCGTAGCGCCCACCACTTCGCTTGCTCTCAGGCAGCAGCAAATCGCAGCGCTGCGTGCTCATCTCCCATTGGATGCAATCCCAGCACATCACGCTGGCGGTTTTCGGCCTGATGCTGGCCACCGCCGCTTGGAAGACAGCCTCAGCGCGCAGCAGTGCATCCGGCAGGTGGACGGTGCCGGTATCCACCTCGACCTGATGCTCAGCCTTAGGACCAAGCATCACGCGCGCGTGCCAGCTTCGATCAGTGCGGTCGCACACCAGCAATAATCGGCCGGCGTGCAACCTGATCATTCATCCTCTCCGTAGCTCGGCTGGTGATACAGCCGCTCGAGCTGCATCGACAGCGGCTCATCAGCCTGCGTAATGTCAATGGGATCAGTCTGATCCCGGACGATGAAGACCATCCGGGAGCTATGACGTTTGATCACCAGCAAGCCAATGCGCTCGCTCCGGCACAGGATCTGCAGCGCTTGCCGCTCTAGCCAGTTCAGGCGGAGATGTTCGAGCATGACTCCATCTTGGCAATGAGTCGATTCAGATACCACTCCGCTTTACGGGCATCCTCGAGCGCGTTGCCCTT